GATAGGGCTGTAGACATGACCACTGCTACTGAGTTCCCTGCTAAACCTTCACAATTTAAATGTAAGTGGTGTTATTATGGTAAACAAAATATTTGCCCTAATAGAATTTAATAGGAGATTATATGCCTGCAGATTTTGATAAAATAGAAAAGTTAGCTCAACGTGATATAGCACAGCTAAAACACGCTGAAAAAAGTTACGGTGATAGTTGGCGTAAACGTGGTGGCGTTGGTGCGTTTATGATGTTAGCACGTAAGTTTGACCGTATAGAAAACCAATCAATGAAAAACCATTGGGACGTATTTGGTGCCATACTAGATGACCCTAGTAATGCTGGTATACTAGACGATATACGTGATTTACGTTGTTACCTTTATTTAGTAGAGGCGTATGCTTCTAGCTTAAAATTACACCCACCCAGTGCAGAGTAGTTTATTTATGCCTGAGACGGACTGGGTTCCCCCTAGTAGTTTACCAGACCTATCTAATTATAGTGAGGTAGCTATTGACTTAGAGACTTATGATCCGTTACTCATGTCTCACGGACCGTCTTGGGCGTTTGAAAATAAAGGTCATGTAACTGGTATAGCTGTGGCTACTAAAGACTTTCAAATTTATTTACCTATACAACACGTTGGTGGTGGGAATTTAGATAAGCGTGTGGTTATAAACTGGATGAATAAACAGTTTAGCTATAACAATGACAAAGTTTTTCATAACTCTTTATACGATTTAGGTTGGTTAAGGCGTTTAGGTGTCAAGGTAAACGGAACTATACATGATACTATGTTTGCTGCACCGTTAATTAATGAAAATCAATATGGGTATTCTTTAAATAAGTTGGGTGAAAGATACGTGGGTGAACTTAAAGATGAAAGTCTGTTAGAAGATGCAGCAAAAGCCTACGGTCTTAATCCTAAAAGCGAAATGTATAAACTACCAGCTAAGTATGTTGGACCATATGCCGAACAAGACGCAGGGCTAACTCTAAAACTTTGGGGTATATTAAAAGACCTTTTAGTTAAAGAAAACGTTATGAAAATATACGAGTTAGAAACTGCTTTAATTCCTTTATTACTAGATATGCGTTGGAAAGGTGTACGTGTAGATTTAGAAAAAGCTGAAAAAATTAATAAGAAATTAACTAACGAAGAAAACAAAATACTAGAGGGTATTCATAAAGAATATGGTGTAGCTCCAGACTTATGGGCAGCAGCATCAGTGGCTACTGTATTTGATAGAGCAGGACTTAGTTACCCTAGGACAGAAAAAACTAACGCTCCTAGTTTTACCTCAGCTTGGCTTGAAGGGCATGAGCACAAACTAACTAAAGATATTGCCAGAGCTAGACAATTAAATAAAGCTAGAACCACCTTTATAGATAACATGATATTAGACCATAATGTTAAGGGTAGAATACATGGGGAATTACATCCTTTACGTAGTGACCGTGGCGGTACTGTTACTGGTAGGTTCAGTAGTAGTAAGCCAAACTTACAGCAAGTGCCAGCTAGACACGATGAAATAGGACCTCTTATCAGGAGTATATTTATACCAGAGGAAGGTATGCACTGGGGAGCTTTTGACTACTCTCAACAGGAACCTAGACTTACCGTACACTATGCTTATAAAACTCAACAAGAAGGCTCAGACGACGCAGTAGATGCCTACCGTAATAAAGACGCAGACTTTCATCAAGTAGTAGCAGATATGGCTAACATAAGTCGTAAAGAAGCTAAGATTATTAATTTAGGTTTAAGTTATGGTATGGGGAAAGATAAACTTATCCGTCAGTTAGATATTTCACCGCAGGAAGCTGAAATATTATTCGATACTTTTCATAGCCGTGTACCTTTTATTAAAGGGTTGCGTGATCAATGTGCTAGGTTGGGTAGTAACCGTGGGTTTATAACTACTGTGCTAGGGCGTAAGTGTCGATTTAATTTATACGAACCTAGATACGAGTTTGGGAGTACGCCTTTACCGTTCTCAGATGCTTTAGATAAATACGGTCAGGACATTAAGCGTTCTTTTACCTATAAAGCTATGAATAGGCTTATACAAGGCTCTGCTGCTGACATGACTAAAAAAGCTATGGTTGAGTTATATAAGGAAGGCATACTAGCCCACACACAAGTACATGATGAGTTAGACATATCTGTGGACTCTAAAGAAACTTGTGAAAAAATTATACAAATTATGGCTGATTGTGTGCCGTTAGTTGTGCCTAATAAAGTTGATGCTGAAATAGGTCAAAGCTGGGGTGAAGCAACTATTAACTTCAAGGAGTATTTTAATGTCACATAGAGATAGACAAAGAGCTAAGTATTTTGAAATTTTCATGATAACAATGAACACTAACATGACACTTGAAGAAATAGGTGTTAAGTTTAAGATCACTAAACAAAGAGTATGGCAAATCGTTAGGTTTAATCACATAGGAGCAGGAGATTATTACCGAGGATACGATGCATATACTGAGTTTAATAATGCTTTACTAAATGATACGAGCCTTAGTAAACTTGAACGTAAGAACATGATGAGAAACTGGCTAAGAGAACACGACGTTAGACTCATCAGGAGTAGAAATGACACAAAAATTACTGCATGAAACTACTAGTCTTCACGACTCCCCTTGTATTGGCATGTGTACTGTTACTCAGTGGGGTACACGTACCTGTAAAGGATGTGGTAGGACTGCCGCAGAAATTAGGGACTGGAACACTTTTACGGAAGTCGAAAAGAAGCTAATAGTTGTTCGTTGTTGGGAAGACTACCTACCTCGGCAAAAAAGAGAGTGTATAAAAAACTATAAGAATAGTTAGATCTTCCTTTTATCAGTAGCTAATCTAAGTTAAGTTATACGTACCTATTAAATAAGTTAATAGGCATTTAAGATAGGAGAAACTTATGGCTCATAATATTGAGACTATGGCTTACGCTGGGGAAGTACCTTGGCATGGGCTTGGTGTACAAGTTGACGGCAACTTAACACCTGACGAGATGCTTAAACAAGCTGGACTTGACTGGACAGTGAGTAAGCGTAATATATTCACATATAATAACGCAGTTAGCGACAAAGCTGACGACCTTATTATGTCTGATGATTACTACATGCTTGTGCGTGATAGTGATAACAATATACTTGGACCGTGTGGACCAAGGTTTATACCAACGCAAAACCAGGAGGCTTTTACTTTCTTTAAAAAGTTTACAGACGCTGGTAATATGAATATGCATACTGCAGGTTCATTACGCAACGGTAAGCAAATATGGGGGTTAGCTGAAATTAATGACGGCTTTACCCTGCCAGGCGACGATAGGATTGAAGGCTACTTATTAGTGTCCGTGTCCCATGAGTGGGGTAAGTCTAATGAAATTAGGTTTACACCAGTACGTGTAGTTTGTAATAATACTTTATCAATGGCTTTAGCTGATAAGTCACAGCCTGCGTTTAAAATGCCTCACACTAAAGTATTTGACAGTCAGTTAATAACTACTGCAGAAGAAGCGTTAGGGTTAGCGAGTGTTAGACTTGACGAGTATCAAAAAAGTGCTGAGTTTTTAAGCAGTAAAAAGTATAACGAAAATAAAGTTGTTAGTTATATAGCTGACTTACTACAGCCTAAACTGGCTTTACAAGAAAAAATAATTGTAGAGAATAGTAAAAATATAGATACTGCTTTAGCCGAGTCTAAACTTAGAACGCTTGAAGAGTTTCAACGTACTCCTCATAAAGTTTATGAGGCTCTTGAGCAGCAACCTGGAGCTGACCTTAAAAGCTCTAAGGGTACGTGGTGGGGTGCTGTTAACGCAGTAACTTACGTGGTTGACCATAAGTGGGGTCACGACCGTGACGCATCAATGCATAACGCTTGGTTTGGTGCTCGTGCTTCACTTAAAAACCGTGCTATGACTAAAGCTATAGAGTATGCGGAAGCAGCATAACTCTATAGAGTTTTTATGTTTCACCACCCCTGATTATTCAAGGGTGGTGAAAGTTGATATGGCAGAACTACATACTATTGTTAAAGGTTATCAACGTATTGGTGATCCTGCTTTTATGTCACATCAAAATACAATTATACCAGAATCAAAAGCTCTTGAAGTTTACAATAAATTTGCTAAACGTAAACTCAAGAATTTTAAAAATAAAAAAGATTGTCAAATTAAACTTTGGAATCTTTTTAGTAAAATGGCTGTCAAGCCAGAGGAGAGAGATATGAGTAGAAGCAAAGTTTTTAAAGTTGACCGTAGCAAACCTAAACCAGACCCACTGTGTAAAGTTATAAGTGCTCGCGACCCTTACGACACAAGTCAAAAACTTACTCGTACCAATAAGATGCCTATGGCTTCTAAAAATATTGAACGTATGAAACAATACGAGAATATTAAAACTATTCAAGACGTACTTGATAAAGGTGTTCTTGATATACGTGCTATCAAATATGATATTAAGTTAGGTTATGTCACGAAAGGCTAGTCGTTACGAATTACTTTGGGAAATGGTTTACCATAACCCTAAAGAAGTTGAAGGCACACCTGCTCGACTTTTAATAGAGGTCGATACAAATAACAGTATTTCAAAATCTCCTGATTTTTATCAATGGGTAGAAGATAATCGGGATAAAATAGCTTCCGCTATCATCAAAACTATAAGGAATAAAAGAGTTTCACGGTTTAAATGTTTGCGTATTAAAGGCGTACCTTTTTATAAATGATTTTAATTTAGGGCTTAGTGTGACGCGTTTTAAGGCGTTGCTTTTAAAAGGGTAGGGTAAGTATAGGCTAGGTAAATCAAACGCTCTAAAAGGCTCTAATTATATTAGGATTATACTATAACTTCTAAGTGAATACTTATATACTAAACTATAAATTTATTGGAGATATTTATGCAAGAATTACCAGTTGTTGAAAAAGGTATTGAATTACCAAAACCCAACTATAAAGAAAAGTGGAATTTTCATAGATTAGAAGTAGGGGATAGTTTTGCTATACCGTTTACTGACGAAAGAGAAGTAACACGTTTAAGAACTTCAGCTTCGGCTCATGGTCAAAGGCATAGGGCTAAAATAACCACTCGTACAGTTTACGAGGAAGGCGTTAAGAAACTAAGAGTTTGGAGAGTTGAGTGAGTAAAAAAAGTAAAGAAGATATAGGAGGTTTTTATAAAGACCCTCGTGTTATGAAGTACTCAGACCTAACAAAAGCTAACGAACACGCAACAAAAAATGATTACAACAGAGCGTTAAATATTGATAAGTTTTTTATGACTATCAAAAGGTTTGGGTATGAGCCTGAAGAATTACTATACCCTGTGCTTCCTTTATGCGTACATGAACATGCTCAAGGTAACAAAGTTGACCCTCATATGAGAGTAAAAATTGTAGGACCATTTGATGAAGAAACTGGTTTAGTGGTCCAAGGAATTTTAGATTGTTGCTTTGATATCTTCACTAAATTACCTGTATATGACCTTGAAAATCGTAAACTTATGAAAATGAATTAGGTTATAATAAATTATGTCTATAAAAATATTAGAAGAATATTGGAGGGATCAAGAGTATGCTACTCCCTTTGAAGTTTTAATGTTGGCTAAAGTCGATGAATCTTCAGAGAGCTACCTCAAACGTAGAGACGGACACATTATTTTAATGATAGCTTTTAAACATCTTAATGAAGAAAAAGAAATTAACACCTAAGCAAGAAAAGTTTGCACAGAACGTGGCTAAAGGTATGACTCAAAAAGATGCTGCCATTAAAGCAGGGTACAGTGAAAAGAAAGCTGTTAAAACAGGTTACGAATTAGCCAGTAAAAATAACCCTCACGTACAGCAAAAAATACAAGCACTTCAAGAAAAAGCCAGTAACAAAGTGGCTCTTGATTTAGCTACACATCTTACCGACCTAAAAGATATACGAGAGGGAGCTTTGCGTAACGGAGCATGGTCAGCAGCAGTCACTGCAGAAGTGGCTAGGGGTAAGGCAGCAGGACTGTACGTTAATCGTAGTGAACTGACCGTCAACCGTGTAGACGTTATGTCAAAAGAAGAAGTCTTAGAACGTATGAAACAACTCTATCATGATACAGGTGGCATACTGCCTACTGGTAAAGTGATAGAACTAGAGAAAGAAGAAACAGAAAATGTCGAATATTCATTACCTAAAGGGAGCACTTAAACACTTCAACCCTCAGTTTGACCACTGGGATGAACCTGTCGTGCGTAAAACTAAAAACGGTATGGTCTATGGTAGACCTAGTCGTGGCTTTGGTGACGCACCGTTTGAATATGCTGGTAAGCATATGAATCCTGAACCGTGGACTCCTGAACTAGAGGCTATAAAAGATCAAGCTGAAAACTTAGCTAGTGCTATTTATTTAGATTCAATTAAATTTACCTTTTGTCTTTGTGGTTTATATCCTGGTGAAGAAGGCATACCCCACCACAGTGATACCGTACCTACTCTTGATGATGTGGTTGTGTCTGTAAGTTTTGGTGCACCTAGAGTTTTTGCTTGGCGTACTTACCAAAACCCTATTAAGAAACACACTAATACTAGCGATATTTTTTTCGAGGAAAATTTCCTAAACAAAGAAACGTTTTATATTTTAGAACACGGAGACGTACTTATATTTGACGGTCACTCTCAAATGAAAAGTACTCACGCTGTGCCTGATTTACCTTTAGCTGAAGAAAGAATTAATTTAACCTTTAGGTCAGGTCTATGAAAAAAACTGCGTATAAAAAATTTGATCAACTTATGAAGTCTGGTAGGCTACAAAAAGTTATCAAATTTGCGATAGGCAAAAATAAGAATGTCAAAAAACAAAAAAGAAGCTAAGCACGTTCAAGTTATGAAACTTTGCATCATGACTGATGAAGATGTATTTAATGACAAAACATCTATTGATGAGATGATGGAAATAGTGGCTGAGCACATTGAAAACAAAAAATTCTATTTTGAATTAATAAACCCAGCGAGGAAAAAAGATGCCTGAGTACAGTAAGTTAGCACCATACAGATTAAAGAATACTATGCTGGGTATAAACAGTAGTTGGTGCATAGACAAAACAACTATCGAATTAATCCAGGAAAGCGAACCTACCATACAAGAATATGAAGACAAGTGGGCACAGGTCAATATCGAAAATATTGTACAGGAGTACGTAAAGGAAGAAGTAAAAGACGTT